ACCGGGGGTTCCCTGCTACATTCTTTGCTCTGGTTTACTCTCGAGCATAATTCAAGTCCTATGGCGGATGGTAGCGGGTTATCCCGTCAAGCGCGCTAACGCTTGTCTGAGGGAGGGCTAACTCCCTTGGGTACTGTCCGCCTCTCCTTTATGTCCCTTCCGGGTATGCCGGCATTCCGGGCAGCTCCGTCGCCGATGAGGTCCCGGAGACGATCGCCCTTAGTTCCGTCCGGTATGTCTGCCAGGTCCCGGGGACCGCCACGGCGTTTTCGTAGCACCGCAGGATCGTGATGTCCGACCTGTCGAGGGCCTCCTGGGCCGAGACCTTCAGGGCCGCGGCAGCCCTTGCGGCGATGTATGACGCCTCGTGAAGTGTCTCGATGTCGGGCAGAATGTCCCCGTCGGCGATGGTTTCCCCCGGAGACGGGGTATAGTCATCGGCCACGAACCTCAGATCGTGAGCCTGGCCGTCTGTTAGAATGTAGGCGTATTTCATGAAGGTCCTCCTTAGTATTCCCATCCTGATGTCCACAGGCTCCCAGCTAAGGTCACATACGGTGATCCTTGAAGGGCATAGTAGAGTGTTTGTGGGGTTTTGATTATTATGCTGTGCATTGCTTGATGCAACACACTACTACCTGCCCATCCGATTTGAGAACAGTTACCCGCCCACGAGCTATCACTCGCTAACAGGATCGACCCCACGCCCGAATTTGCCGTAATACCGAGGCAACCATGCCATATCCGCGCGGTTGTAGGGACACTAATCGTAACAGCCGTGTAGCTCGTTGCCGTCCCGCCTGACATATCGGCTGTCATTCCTTCCATCGTGACCCGGCGGCCAATTTGATAAGCCTTCCTGAAATGCCCGTCAGAGCCGTTGTACCAGGCCCCCGTATATGCCTTATATGTGTACCCCGCCGGCAGTGTGGGCGCCGTAGCGCTCGTCGAGAAGATGACCGACTTCGTCCCGTCGGCCTTGGCGATCACCCAGAGGTGGTACCATGTCGAGGCAGCCTCCGAGCCCGCATCAAGACCACCCGCGCCGCTCACCGTTATGTCTGCCGTCATGCTCAGATTGAGGATGCGCATCGGGTTGCCGGCGCTGTCTTGGAGGATCATCTCATCGGCGGTGATGTCGACCTGGTAATTCGGGTTCGAGGTGTTATTCTTGACGATGAGCCCCCGGGCCGCATCCCGAAGTGGCAGGGCCCTGGGCGCGGCCATGAGTTGGAAGTTCGTCCCGTCATAGATGACCGTCACGATCTGCCCGGCGAGGATGTCCCCGATGCTGAGGTCCTCGCTTCCGTTCTTCTTAATCGTCTTCGTGCCCAGCCCGTTGATATCGATCGTCGACGCCCCGGTGTTGGCGTTTTCGGCGTTAAAGCATATAGGCATGCCGGTGATGTAGGCGTCGAGCGCCGGAGAGAGCGACAGGACGTAAGCGTTAGCCTCCCCGGTATCCGCGGCATAGGCCAGCGCCCCCTCGCCGTCGATATCCCTCCCGGTGTGATGGTGGTTATTGACCTTGTTCAAGAAATCCGCTGTAACGATCGTTCCCGGGACCCCCTCCGCGGGGTTGCCGTCGACGTATGTGGTCTTGCTCATGGTATCCCTCCTTAACTGTAGTCAAATATGATGTAGGTGTGGGCAGGCTTCAGGTTGTTGAAGAGATCCTCGGGCGCCGTCACGGACGGCCACCATAGGAGCCTTTCCCCTCCCGTCGACAGCCCCGCCCGGAAATAGTACAGCGCCTGGCCCGATACCTTGACCCTCCAGATGAACCGCACTTCTTCCTCATAAAGGGGATCCCCGGCCCGGCTCCAGCCCGCCATGAATGGCTGCAGCTCCTCGATCGTGATCGTGTAGCCCATGGCGGCCGCCAGGGCGATGAAGTATGCCCGGGAGAGCCCGCCTCGCTCCCGGAGCTTGCGCACGACGTTATCCCTCCGGGACTGCAGCGTCGCGTCGGTTGCCGGCGTGAGGCCGCACACACGCTCCCAGTCGGTGAGGCACTTGACGCTCCTGTCCGGGAACATCTCCTCGAGGAGCTCCCGGGCCTGGGTTTCAGCGGCATCGAGAACGCTTCCTTCAAGGGCGATATCCCCGTCCGATACCCCCGTGAGCTCAATGGGGAAGAGAAGCCTGATCACATCGCTATGAGACATCGATCTCCCCCGGGCGTATCATCTGATAGTCCGTGCAAGAGACGTCCGCTGCCGGCGTCGTCACCGTGGCGTTGTCCGCGCCGTTCTGGATGGCGATCGCGGTGAGCTGCGAGGTGTAGAGCGTCTGACCCGGGATAAGCCCCTCCATGTACGCCTCGATGTCGGCCGCGATCTGCGTCTTATCCGCACTGTCACCGGTAACGGTCATCGTCACCGCCTGGCTGAGGATCTCGGGACCGAGGACCCGGACCACGGAGGCCGTGACCGGCCTCTGATCGTCGATGTAATCCTTCACCTCGGTGATGAGCGAGGGGATCTCGTAGGCCTCACCTGCCTGGGTGAAGATATCCGTATCCAGGGTGAGCTGCGTCTCGCTGTCGACGGATATGATCTTCGCCTCCGTGCCGGCGGAGGTGTTCGTCACCCGATCGCCCTTCTGTGCTCCCGAGGTGACGAAGGTGGCGGCCGTGTCGATGAGCTGGAGCTCACCCGTCGACGTCACTGTCCCGGAGAGGGTCGTGTGAGACGAGGGCACCTCGGCGCCCGTGTTCGCCTCGTTTGCCACGACGACGACATCCACGGTGCCAAGCCCCTGGGCGAGGGGATAGCAGTAGGCGGCAGCGACATTATCGATCGCCTTTGCCCATTTGACGTAGTCATACTTGTTGCCTCCCGCTGGCGGCCGCCGGATATATTCGAGGAGACGGGCAAGGAGCGAGGAGTCTGTCTCCTTGTACGTCCGGGAGAGTCCCCTGACCCAGACGTGGTGCTCCAGGGCCTCCGTGTCCGCCGAGTCAGGAAAGATCTGCTTCGAGATCCACTCCTGGTAGTGGTAGAGACCCCAAACCGCCGACGCGAGGCAGGCGCTCCGGATGAATATCAGGCTCCCCTGGGAGGTATCCGCCTCGGGGAACTGGTTGCGGTAGTCCGTCAGGATCTCATCGAGAAGCTCGTCAAAGTCCTTCTGAAAGTTCATACAACCTCCACGAATCTGTCAAAACTCACCTGCCGGCCGTCCGTCTGGGTCACCTCGACGAGGAGCTTCAGGCGGTGCAGGTCCTGGGAGCGGTCCCGCTCGGTGTGGATGTCGATCTTCGTGGCCCGTCCGCAGTCAATGAGCCAGGCCAGGGCCTCCCGGCAGTACTCCTCGGCGAGGGCGGCCGTCTTCTCGGTGTTCTTGGCCCGCTGTAACAGGTGCAGCCGGCTGCCGAAGTCCGGATTCTGGAACCAGGAGCCCCGCTTGACGACGAGGCTCAGATAGACGTTGTTCATGATGTCGCCGGCAGGGTCGAAGGTCATCTGGCCCACCGTCGCGTCGTCATCCGTCAAGATCTTGAAGTCCATGTCCCTCCCTAATGGGTGTGGTGGTTCGTATTGCCCGAGGTGTCGATGATCGAGCCCGTGGCGGTCAGGCTCCCGTCGAGCGCGAAATCCCCTTTCAACGTGGCCGCCGAGCTGCCGCTCGAGGACAGGATGTTGAGGGACTCACACTCCAGGACGATCGCCTTCGACTTGAGATGGATAAGTTCGGCCGCGGTCACTATCGCCGTCTTCGCCGTCACGTTCACCTCGTTCTCGATCTCCGCGGTGAGCTTGTTCCCGCTCTTGACGTAGATCTCCTTGTCGCGCTTCAAGCGGATCTGATCCCCCTCGTCTGTGTAGAGGCATACCTCGCCAGCCTCGAGACCGATCCGGTACCTGCGGTCATCCGAGGCGATCATCACGATGTGGTTGCCCTCCTGGACAAGGATCGCCTCGGCGCCGGCAAGGGGTACCGATGAGAAGCCGTAGTGCTGAAAGTACTCCCGATTCGTGATCGTCTCGTCCGGCCTGCCGGAGGCGCTGAACCGCTTTATCACCCCTTCAAAGACGGATTGAATAACGCCCCGTATCATTTCGCCACCCCCGGTTTGCCGAGCTTCACGCTCGTGAAGGATCCCTGTCTCGATAACTCCAGGGTCCGGCCGTAG